ACCCTCGCGGAGATTGGTCGAGCTCGCGTTCGGTGATTCGATCTGCCCGTTCTGCCCGCCGTCAAGGGTGACGTATTGGCGGTTCGCGCCGCCGGCGCCCATCCAGAAGCAGCCGGTACCGGGGCAGCTCGTCGGGACGTTGATCTTCGCGCCCGGCATGAACAGGACCGTGAGCGGATGCCCTGCCGTGCCGCCGACCCCTGACGGCAGCCCGAGCGATGACGTGAACGTGCCGCACAAACCGACGGTGGTTCCGGGAGCGATCGTGTTCCAGGTTCCCTGAGTCTCGAATGCGGCGTGGCCGAGAGCGTTTCCGCAGTCGGTGCCGCTGTGGTTGCCGGTACCGGCGCCTTCCGCGAAGAACACGGTGGCTGTACCGCTCGGCACCGTGGTCGTGGTCGGAACGGTCGTGGTCGTCGGGACCGTAGTGGTTGTAGGCGTTGTAGTGGTTGTAGGAGTCGTAGTGGTTGTAGGAGTCGTCACCGTTGTCGTTACGGTCGAAGTGACGATCGTGGCGATCGTCGTCGTCGGGCCCGTCACCGTCGTGGTTGGTCCGGTCACCGTGGTTGCGGGCATCGTCGTCGTCACGTTCGCGTTGATGCGGTAGTTCCCGACGCCGAGCGTTGTCGTGCCGCTCGCCGCTACCGCCGCGACCTTCTGGCCTGCGCTCGAAGCGGTGTCCGTCGGCGAGGCGTAATAGGCACCGAGGAACCCGAGTGCGAGCAGCACAACAATCCCGCCCCCGATCAGTAGTTGCTTCCGGGACGGATCGGGCAGCTTGGCCATCTACGCGAAGACGACCTTCCAGGTGAACAAGATGGAGTCGCCCGACACCAACCCGATCGCCGCGAAGTCGCCCTTCGCGAAGAGGTTTCCGCCGGAGGCCGCGTCGAATAGACCGGCACACGTGACGGAGCCTGAGCCGGTCGCGGTGCGCGTCCCAACCACCTGAAACGTGTCGTTCGTTACCGTCGTGGTTACGCGCGTGACAACCCCGACGGTGTGGTCGGTACCCGCCGACGTCGTTAGGTCGACGAGCTTCTCCACGGTCGTAGGGCCGAGGGTTGTGTCGGTGACGAGCGCGGTCGTCTGCACACCGGTTCCCCACCCGATGTTCAGTGGGATGGTTCCGGCGCTGTTCAGCCGGTTCGTGATGATGTCTCTTCCTGCATTGACGACCAAGGTGGCCACCTACTTCACCTCCTCCAAGAGTTCGAGTGCGAGTCCGACGGCTTCTTCAGCTAGGTTCGCTGCCGCCTTCGCGTCCGTTTGTGTCGGGTTCAGCGCGTAACCCTGAGCGGTCACCTTCATCTGCTCGAGCCGCGCGTGGACCCGCTTCTGCTTAGCCGTGAGCGCCACGAAGTCTCCTCCACCAGCGGCGAAACCATCCGGTGCGGCTGCTCGAGATCACACCGAGGTCCTCGCGTGTGCCGTCGGCCCGGATCACGACCGCCGACAACGTCGCCTCTTTGATCCCGACGCGGGCCTCGGCGTCCATCTACGCTCCGCGCTTCTCGCCCGGCGCCGCCGTTGCCTGCTCAACCGCGGGGCGCTTCTTCTCACTCTTGAAATCGATGTGAGTCTCGTCCTCGGGGTCGAAGAAATCCATATGGCCCTTCAGGATCGCCGCGCCCTTCTCTGCACGCTGCCCTTGCTTGACCCACATCTGCTCGCCGTCGACCACAGCCGCGAACGATTGATTGGCTACGTAAACATCAGGACTTGCCATCTCGCCTCCTAGCCTTGGGTTCTGGTCGCAATCCCGCCGGACGTGTAGACGTTCGTGAACGTCGAGTTCTTCAGGTCGAAATGGTTCGCGTCGATGAACGCGACCCGCCACGCTGCGTTCGCCTCGACGGTGCCGCCGACGCCGGTGATCGTGATCCGGTCCTCGTCCCGGAACGTGTGCGCGACCGCCGTGATCTGGATCAGCCCGCCATGGGTCGCGGCGCCGGTGATCGTCTTCTTCAGCGCCTTGTTGCGTTTCTGCTGCTGCTGCCCCTGCGCGCCGACGCCCTGGTAACTGCTCAACCGCCGGCCTTGTCCTGCAACTGCTGGTCCTGCTCACCGATGATGATCCGGTGCTGCGCCACGCCGATGTCGGCGGGGATGCGTGTGCCCTGCTGCGAGTCGTAATCGACCGACGACGGGCCGTTCTCGATCGGCCCCGTCGACCCGTGCGAAGCGGGCGGCGGCACGAGAGCTGACTCCATCCCCTGCTGCCCCTCGATGTCCTTCGAGATCTCACCCTTGCCCGTCTTGATGATCGTCTGCGACGGCGCCTTTGTCGGTGCGCCCGAGCCGAGCGGGGTCCCGGTGATCCCGGTGCCGGTGTTGTCCATCGCGGGCCGGTAGTTCGTCGACGGCGAGGCGATGACCTTGACCTGTTTGCCCATGCTGCTCCCTTCTGTTGAAGGCCGGGGCGCCACCGTTCGTCGTGACGCCCCGGCCAACCTTGTGCGGCCTACGTGGCGCCGGTCATCGCGACGAACGCGGAGGCGGAGAGCACCTTCGAGGTGTTCCTCCACCAGGCGTACACGCCGCGCTGACCAACCGGCAAGTTGCCCTGGCCTGCGCCGAACAGGAACGGGATCAGCTCGATGTGGAGGCCGATCCGGTCGAGGATCAGGAAGTAGTTGAAGTCACCAACCACCATGATCTTCGTGGCGTTCACGACAGTCGCCTGCATCGCCGACGCCTCCCACGCGCCGCGCCCGAGCAGGGTCGCGCCCGTGTTGCCGGGAGTCGGTGACTGCGTGACGAGCCCCTGCGAGACGTACAACCACAGGGCTGCGCCGCCCGCGGTGTCGATGCCGCGGATCACGTTGTAGATACCGCGGTTCGCGACGAACGACTCGTTCGGCCGGAACCTCGGGGGAAGCGTCGCCTCGAAGTTGTAGAGGCTCAACGCCGTGACCGTCAGCCCGGTCGGGGCAGCGAATGTCGTCGTGGCACCCGTCACGAACCCTTGCGGGTTCACACCGGAACCGGCACCCGTGACGAACGCCGTCGCCTCTTCGTCGTCTTTCGCGTCCTGGAACAACCGGGCGAGCTCGGTTTCCATCCCGACCCAGTCCTCCTCGATCTCGACGGAGAACGGGACGAACGCCTGCGCCTTCGTGACGGTCGCGGTCGGCGCCGCCATCGTCGGCGAGTTGTCGGATGCGACCGCGATTTCTGCGGCGCGTGCCGCGACGATCGCCCCGGACGAGATCCCGTTCCAGGTGTTCGAACCGACGAGCGTCTCGTTTCGCCCCAGAGCGCGGGCCGGGTTGACGACCGAGTTCGACGTCGGGATGACGGTCGGGTCGAGCGTGAACGGAACCGCCTGGCCGCCCGTCGTCGCGCCCAGTGAAAGAGCACGCTGCTCTTCGGGTGTGAACCCGAGTCCGCCGATTCCGATCGTCGCCGAGACCGCCTTCGCGTAGGCGCGGCGGTACGTCGGGCTGCCGGTGTGAAGCAGGTGCTTCGCAAGCGCACCCGGAGGGCCCTGAGTGGTCTCGAGCAGCCGCTCGATGTGCCCCTGCGCGTCCTCGCGGTTGATCTCCATCCCCTTGACGCCGCGGTAGGGGAAGTTCGCGAGCTCGATCGCCCGCTTCGCCCCGTCGTTGAGCGCGTCGCGCTCCTTCTCCGGGTTGTACGGGTCGATCGGGTAGTTCCGCATGTCGTAGATGTCGCGCTCCTTCACGGAGACGCGGTCGGCGCGAAAGAAACTCTCGTCGAGCTTCTCCACGCGGGCGGGCTCGTCGCCGAACCTGGCGATCGTCGCCTTCCGCGCCTCGAACTCCTTCACACGGGCGTCGAGCTGCTCGATCGTCTTCGTGACGCCGGCGAACTCGTCGCGGGCGGTCTCGTCCATCGGCACGCCCTCGTACTCGCCGTTCAGCTCTGAGAGTCGGCTGGACAGGTTCTTCCTGACGTCGACGAGCTCCTCGGTGGAGCGATACTCGTCGAGATTTACGGGGTCCATAGTTCCTCCCAAATGTCGTCTGTGGCCTTCGGCCACGGTGCGCTGACGTGCGCGGCGTCCCGGTCCGAGGTGCCCGTACGGGCGGCGTCAGGGGGAGGTGCGCTACGGCCATCCGAAGCCATGCCTTCGTCTTCGGGTTCTGCACCCTCGTCCTCCGCCACTTCGTACGGCATCAGGGAGGTGAGGGTCGCGAGGACGTCCTGCATCACCGGGATGTTGGCCTGGTCTCCCGGTTCGTCCTGCTCTTCGATGTACTGGGTGCCGCACATGATCATCTGCGCGAGCGTGGAAAGATCTTCGGTGTCCATCCGGTCGTGCATGTCCTCGAACTTCTTCACGCGCGAGGCCATGATTTCGTTGTTCAGCCTGGTCGCCAGAAACTCGTCGGTCATCGACCGCACCGACGCCGACGCCCCGGCGTAAGCCGGGAACGTGACCGGGCCGAACTCGCGGACCGCGACCTCCTGCAACGTCCGCTCCGGCAACCCCTTCGGGTTGTACTCCGACGGTTTCGCGTCCCGGTTGAAGTTCTCCCGCTGCACGCTAAACCGGAACGACGCCCCATACGCGCCCGCGCGAAGCCCCGAGACGACGAGGTCGGGGACGCCCTTGAACAGCGGCACCTCGTAGTACGGGCCTTTGCTCCGCACCTCGAGCACATCGGGTATGCCGAGTGGCTTGTTCCCCAACTGCGGATCCTGCCCGTGGTCGAGCAGCACGCGCATCTGCGACCCGTTGTCCGCGATCGTCTTCGTGAACGCCGACGACGCGATCCGCTCCATGAAGTTCCCCTCAAAAATCGAGTCGATCTCCGTCCACTCGTTGAACCGGGCGAAATACCCCTTCATCACCGGAACGGTGTCAGTGGCGTCTTCCCGGATTTCGAGCTCGCGGGGCGGTAGCGCACGCACGAGATCGTCCCGCGGAGGCCGCGAGATCAGTTGTTCGCTCATCTGCACTCTCCTTACGCGGGAGCAGTAGCCGGGACGGTGCCGTTCACCGGGACCGGATCAACCTTGTCGACGCCAGGCTCCTGAACGGTGTCCTTCGACGGCGGTTGCAACTGGACGCTCGTCAGGCCGGAATGCTTCCCGGCCAAGTTCGTCACGTCGTCCGAGTCGATGTAGGCGACGATCGCGTCGGCATCCCAGCCGGCCGAGATCAGGTTGTTCATTGCGATCGCGTTCTCTTTCCGTTCCGCAGCCTTGTCCTGAATGTCCTCTTTCAGAGCGGGGATATCGGAATCGTCGTACCAGAGCTCAGCTCCGGGCGGCATATTTAGGATGTTCGCGAGCGATCCGCACACCTCACGCCACAGAGGCCGCATCGTGCCGTCTGCGAACCGGCGACGTGCCTGCGAGTAGTTCGAGTAGGTCGCGGCTTGCAGGCCCTCAGAGAGGCCCACAATCACGGGGGGCACGCCTGCCGCCGCGGCGATCCGTGTCTCGCCGGCGCCCTGCGTGATCTTGAAATCGATCTGCTCCGGGTTCGCCCCCACCACGGTCGCGTCCGTCCCGGCCCCGAGGAACAGCGTCTTGTACGCGTTCGTCGCGCCCTCGTGCTGGTCCTTGAACAGCTCGATGAACGGACGCATCTTCTCGACCGAGTCGAGGTCGAACTTGACCATCAGGTTCGGTGTCGCGCCGTTCTCGAAAAACTGCTTCTTGTGCGTCGTCGCCGCCTTGTCGGCCTGGATCTCCTGTAACGCGCTCGTGAGCCACGTCATCCCGCGAAACCGTGCTTCCGGGTCCGTGATCGGCGCGTAATGCGCAACCTGCCCCGGCAGGAACGTCGTCGGTTTGATCCCCGCCATCCGACCGCGAGAGTGGTACAGGTAGCCGATCACCTCGGCGTCGGCGTCCCACACCGACGCGTCCGAGTTCGGTGACCCGGCGACGATGTCGACCCAGTCCGGCCGGAGCACCGCCAACCGGTCCACGAGCCGCGCCACAAACGCGTTCCCCGCCAACGACACATGCTGCTCCATCCGGTACAGCAGCTCGCCCGTCGTTCCGCCCGGCCACGGCGTCTCCAACAGCGCGAGCTCGGGTGTCCCGAACATCTTCCCCGGCCGGCCGCCCTGACGTTGCCGGAACTGGAACCGCGCCTCCGAGAACAACTTCGCGCGGACATCAATCACCGCGAACACGACCGAGCACGACTTGTACGCCCCGCGCGAGACGGCGGTGAAATCGCGGATCTCCTCCTGCGCCGCGTTCGGAAGCGTGTACGACACGCCCTGGTAGTTGAACGAGGTGAGCCAGGAGAACCACTCCTGCATCGAGATCGCCGGGTCGGCGCGCTCGAGCTCCTGCCGTTTGGCGGGCCATAGCCTCAATGTGACCTCCTCAAAAGGAAAGCCCTCCGAAGAGGGCTCCCTTGTGGCTGGCACCACCCCGTCAGGCTAACGCACGTTGCGTGGTGTGTTCCACGCGAATCATCCCCAGGCGAACGACGGCTCGACCCGCTGCAAGTTCACCGCCGCCGGCATCGCCGCCATCGCCAACGCGATCAGAGCATCAATCGGGCGCGACAACTTCGGATCCTTCACCAGGCGCCAGCCGCGCTGCGTGTTCTGCGTCACACCAGCCACCACATGCGCTCTCAGAAGCGGGTCGCCGTCATGGACGAGCTGGCCCGCCTCGATCAGCCGGTACAGGTTCTCCGACGCGTTCGCCATCCGCTCTGGCGACTGCGGAAACTCCACCATCGGCAACCCGTCCTCGAGCAGGATCTCCGCCGAACGCCTGAACGACCACGGGTCGTACAAAACCTCCTGCACGTTCCGGCCCTCACATGCCTCACGGACCGCCTGCTCCACCTGCACGAGCGGCAAACCCTCATCGCCCGGACGCATGATCCTGGCTTTCACCGCCACGTCACCATCACCCCGGGCCGCGACCGTCACGATCGCCGTCGAGTCCTTCCGCACCCCGACGTCCACCCCGATCCACACCGCCGCGTCCACGTCCAACTCGAGCCCCGGTTCCTTCAACCGATCCCACATCAACGGGTCGATCCACGGCTCCTCACCCTCAGTCCAGATCCCACACGCGAACCGGCGCCACTGCCACGGCGTCATCGACGGCGAATCATGCCGGCGGCGCAACGCCGCCACCGTCTGCCAGCTCGCCGGATTCGCCACCGCCACCAGATCCAAATCGTCGACGTCGTCGTCCGGCGCCAACGACCACTCGTGCATCACGAAGTCACCCGCCGGAGACCTCGCGTACGTGTGCTTCGCCTCCTCGTCGCGCTCAACATGCTCGAGCAGAAGCGCCGACGAGCGGAGCAAGCCGAGCGGAGAATCGATGATCGCGCCGGCCGTCGAGATCGTGATCATCTGCCCGTTCCGCGGGCCCAATCCGTCACGGAACACGCCGTACAGGTCGCCCGACGGATGCCGATGCAGCTCGTCGACGAGTGCGAGCGTTGGAATCACGCCGTCGCCCGTCGAGGCGTCCGCCGCCATCACCCGCAACCGCGGCCCATCCCGGAAACCCTTCCGAATCTCGCCAGTCCCCGCGCCAGGCTTCACATCGAAACCCTCGAGGCCCGAACGCCTGACCAGCCCCGACGCTTGCCGAAACAAGATCCGCGCCTGGTCACGCGAGCTCGCGCCGATCACGCACTCGGCCTCCGGCCACTCCTGCAAGTGGTAGAGCGCAAGGGCTCCGAGCAGCGTCGTCTTCCCGTTCTTCTTCGGGATCACGATCACGAGCTCGGTCGCGCCAGCGAAGTAGTCCGCGAGCATCACCTGCTGGAACGGTTCGAGCACAAACCCGGTTCCGTCCTCGAGCACCAGCGTCTCGCAGAACGAGGAAAATCCTTCCAGCGAATACGAATCAGCGAAAAAACCCGCGCAGGATTGGCCGGGTGTGGAAAACTCACGCGCGTTCTTCGACGCCATCCCCGCCCCCCTACCGCGTCGCGCCGCGTCGCGAGTTGCAACTCAGGTGCGCGGCGCGAAGGTTGGAGAGCAGACTCGTGCCGCCGCTGGCAACAGGGATGACGTGGTCGGCAGTCGGCGGGTTAGCCGTGGTGAAGGTGCCGCCGCAGATCCAGCATGTGGTGGCTTGGTGTTGGATGATGGCGCGTGCTTTCTGGTAGGCGTAGGTGTTGCGTGGGTTGGGTTGGTGGTGGGTAGTGCAGCGGTTGTGGCCGGGGATGGCGGTGCGTCCGCATTCGACGCAGGCGCGGAGCGTCATCGCTTCGTGTCGGCTACTGCGATGGGATGGACACGAAGGTAGTGGCGCATCAGTCCGCCGAACGTGAGTGAGTGGTGGCCGCATGTGGTGCAGCGGTGGCGGCGCGGCATCTTCACGCCGTCTCCTCGAGTGCGTGTCGTTTGGCTTCGGCGTAGCCTTTGAGCACACCGGCGTTGAACGCTTGCCGCATGATCACTTCGAGTTCGCGTGCGTCTTTGATTGGCACGTCGTGGCGGAACGCTGGTACGTACTCGTCGTCGAAGCGTTTGATCCAGGCGCGTGGCTTGTGGTCGGTGTTCACGCCTTCTCCAGAGTTCAGTTGCTCCATGATGCCCTGTTCGTGCTCCGTGAGTTGTTCGCCTCGCTCGAAGAGGATGATGGTCGATAGTGCGGCGAGGGCCTGGATCTGCGTCCCTGAGAGTCCGGGGAGTTGTGATCGGCGCTTTGCGCGATTCCATCCGTCTGCTGCGGCGAAGCGGTGCAGCGCCTCGGTTGGCTGCTCTGCCAACCATTCTCTTGCAGGCTGCGTCACGCCTGTTCCTTGAGCAGCGGGTGCCGCACGATCGCGATGCGGATGTCGAGGAGCCGGTCGGCTTCGTGCATGCCGGCGCCGCGTTCGGTCTCGAGCGCGTGCATGCTGGCGACGAGGCGTGCGAGACGTGAGTCGACCATGAGGACGGTCATCGCTGACGCGGTGCGATGCGGGGCTTCGGTTGCCACCATACTCATCCTCGTTTCCGCCTTCGCTGCGCTTGGTGCAGCGCTTCGTTCTCGGCGATCAGCGTCTTACGCTCGAGCACGTCCTGTCGGATGACGAGTCCTAGATCGGCGTCGTTGATCGCGTTCCACGCCGTTGGATTGGCTTCGATATTGCCTGGGCCACAGCGATCGTAGTTGCCTGGCGCTCGGGTGCGTTTCGTGCTCACAAGCGCCTCTGAAGTAGGAGCTGGCCTGTTTTTGGCCGCTCGATACCACTTCCACGGCTCAGAGTAGGTGCGATCCTGGTGGTTGTCAAGCCGGTCCGTCTTCCTCGGTCACTACCAACTCACCGATCCCGTCGACGGTGAAACCCTTGAGGTGGAGGTTGGCGTCAGACTCGGCGTAGGTGGCGAGCATTGCCGTGATGTGCTCTAGTTCGGCGGCGACGGCGGTCAGGGATGTCGCGAAGTCGCAATAGAACTCGAGGCGGATCGTGGCTTCGATGGTCGGTGGCTTCACGCCGCGACTTTAGCCTCGTCGGGGAGCATCGGCTCGTGTTTGAGGCTCCATGCATCGGCGATCCATTGGACGCCGCGTTTGACGATCGCGTCTTCGGAGCCGTTCGCGAGGGTGATGACGTGGCGTTCGGGGACGGTGATGTGCTTGCCGTGTTTGCCGCGGCGGCGCACCATCTCGACCTTGATGACGCGGGTGCAGGCGATGTAGCGGGTGTTGATGTGCCACCAGCAGGCGCGGACACTGACTTTGCGTTCGCCGACCCGGAGCAGTGGTTCGCTTCGGTCGTCGCGCATCCGTCGGAGCAGTCGTTCGAGCTCGCGAACCGAGTCGGTGTAGGTGGGCGGCATAAGCGGGACGCCGGTGAGGTTGGCGGAATGTCCGGCTTGTTGCGGGTCGACGAGGTCGTCGTAGCGTTCGAGGAGCGCGGTGATCGTCTCGGTCCGGGTCATGGTCTGAACGGCTCGAGTGCTTCTTGGAGCTCAACGGGTTGCTCCATCGCTTGATGCGGTTCCGTGTTGAGCGCGGCTCGGACAACGCGGATGAGAGCGAGCACCGTGGCGGGGTGGATATCTTCCCAAGAGCCGGATTCCAGGCGCTCGCGCCAGTCGCGGTCTAGGGCGTCTAGGTCGATCAAGCGGGCTCCTTCCTAGAACGGGATGTCGTCGTCGGGGGACGCGGGGACAGCGGGGACAGCAGGAGCGCGTTTCTGGATGTGGTCCCAAAGGTGGGTTCGTTCGGATTCCCTTAGCGTGGCACGGCGGTTTCGCTCGAGACGATCGAGCATCTCGACGAACTCTTCGGATGTGCCACCAGCCCACTGACTGACGAGCTCGAATGCCTCTGACATGAGGCTTGGTTCGTCCTCGCGACGGCGGACGACGGGTTCCTGTTTTTCCACAGGTTCCCCTTTAAGTTCTTTATCTTCTACTTCTAGTTCTACGTTAGTGTCTAGCGGCTTGCTAGCAGAGAAGTGGATGAAACCCGCATGGTTGAGCGAAATCAGTTGCACGTTTGAGACCCGTTTGTGCGCAAAATGGGATACATCTTGCACCCGAATGGTTCCCTTTTCGGTCCCAAACGCCATCCATATGGTCACCAAAAGGCCGCGAGCACCCATCGAGAGTTCGAGGAACTTGGGGTCGTGGAGGAGGCTTGTGTACACCTTGACCCATTGCGGTTGGGGCCGATCGTGGTAGTGCTGGAACCGCTCCCAGTTGCGGACGATGATCCAGTCGTCCGGCTGCGGTTCATGGAGACCGTTATCGTCTTCGTTCACGGCCGCGTGACCTGTGAAGTTCCCAGTTGACATCACATTGATGAGCGTTCAGAACGACTTCCTCGATCGTCTTGATTGTGTTGCCAGCCTCGAGGTAGCCATACAGGTCTAGGTCGTGGTCGCGGCTTTCAGGCCAGAGCTTCTGGCTTAGCATCATCGCGCCGGCGACGAACACGAGTCCTGGCATTGTCGGGGCGACTTCGCAGGTGCCTGGCGCTACGAAACTTGCTTTGTAGTCGCCCATGCCGTACTTGCCTGGACCTTCAACCCGTGCTTCTGGGCGTCCTGGGCGTCCGTAGATCCAGATTTCCTTGCCGCCGACCTCTTGTCTCCTGAACTTGTCTAGTCCGGACACTTCCATCCCTTCTTATGGTTTGGTTGGCTTTCCGTGCTTCGCGCATTCCCACTGGTCGCCCACGAGCCGCATCACGTTCCAGCACGTCGGGCATAGCCGCGGCTCCATCGATTTCTTCGCGCGGATGGTGTTCGCTTTGGATTTGTGGACGATGGGGCGGGCGCGTCACGGCTGCTTCTCGCCCCATTGCATCAGCGCGGATGGTTCGGCACCGTCGACGTAGCCGCTGGCGTCTTTCAACCCTTCGCCATAGCCCATCAGGAACGCGGCAGACATGAGCTTCTCGAGGTCAGCGCCGTCCAGGTCGCTGAGCGTCGCCTTGGCGAAAAGGATCCGTGTGTCAGGGACGCATTCGTGGATGATGGCGCTCACTTCCGATGCGAGTTCGGGGTCGATCGTGACGCGGGTCATGAGCGCACGCGCGGCTTGTAACCGTTGCGGACGTAGTAACCAAGACCGACGGCGCGCTCGCGCCAT